GGTGATACGACTTCAAAGGTTACAGACGGCAACATGCAAGAATATGTTAGTAAGTATCTTACACAACATTCTAACTTCCCTAGAGTGCTTGACAAGTTTCCACAAAGGAGTTTTCACTCAATCTTATTGGGCTCAAAGGACAGAAATGAGGTTAGAGAATTATTCAAGGCTAGAGATTTCGAAACACTTACAACAGATTATGTTATTAACAAAAAAGGTGTTCGACGCCCTGTTCCCATGTCCGATGCGTATTACTCTCAATTTGCCGTTAAATTTACCGGTTCTTCCTGCTTTAATGTTGCAGAAACTTCTACCCTTTTTCGTTCGGTTGTATACGTTGCCCGCCGTTTCTTCGCTACCCAAGGCGAAATCTATGATGACGGACAAGTAAGGGAGTTTCTTATGTGGTTGCTTAAGCCTTCCACTACTGAGTTATATAAATATAATTATCAGTTTCGTGCTGTTCATTGGTATGCTGTAACTTTCGCTAAACCTATTTATAACAGTTCCGATTCTGTCAACCCTTTAAAATCGTTGCTTTATGCTGCACATCATCACTATTCGTTATCCTCCTATTTAGGTTTGGATTTTTATGAATGTCTTAAATTACGTTTTGACTTCATATCTTGGAAAGATTATCAAATTATGGTTCAGTATTTCCAAAATTTGGAAAATGATAAATTATTTGCTTATGAGAACTATGCAAGTATTTCTTCATATTCTGGAACATATGATTTTAATAGTTTAAAAACACGGTCTATTTTTCAATATCAAGTTCAGAAAGCTAATATGGCTTTTATTGAAAATGTTAAGCATCGTGATATTGTTGATTCTTATAAAAATTAATTATTATGGCTAATAAAGTTTTAGGTATGCATCGTCTTAAGAATAAGGTAAATCGTAACGCTTTCGATTTGTCACATCGTCACATGTTTACCGCTCAAGTTGGTGAATTGCTGCCTGTATTTACTCAGTGGGTTAATCCTAATGAGACGTTTAAAATTGGGTATAATGGTAAGACGCGTACCGCTGCCCTTAATACTGACGCGTTTACTCGTATTCGTGAAAACATACAGTACTTTTTTGTACCTTTTCAGTCACTTTGGAAATATTTTGAACAGCAGGTTAATAATTTGACTCAAGGTGATGCCGGACAGAACATTTCAAAGTTTGCTGGTAGTTCTACAGAGCCTTCTAAGATTACCACCTTTTTGCCTTTTATTTCTTATGTTGATTTGGCTGCTTGGTTAATTGAAATATATTCTCATTCTCGTGTTGCTTATGGTGCTTATTTTAAAGCTAATCCATCTGGTCGTTCCGCCGCTGGTTTTAAGGCTTTTTGTGAATCTACTCCTGCCTATGCTGACGTTTTTATTTGCGATGGTTATAGACTTTGTCGTGCTGCTAAGTTACTTATGTCTCTAGGTTATGGTAATTTTTCTGTTGTTATTAGATATGATATTTTTGCCATGTGCGAACAATTTATTGCCTCTGGTAAACCATGGTCTGATTCTGATTTTCAGCAATCTTCTTATGCATTGCATTTGGATAGGTTTGAGGCATCTTTGGTTAACAGTCCGAACTTGTCTATTTTCCCTCTTCTTGCTTATCATAAGATTTGCAACGACCATTATAGAAATGAAAAGTGGCAACCATATGAACCTTGGACTTGTAATATTGACTATTTGACTCCTGGTGACAATATGAATGCTATGCAATTTATTAATAAAACTCCGTTTTTTTCTTATAAGACTTCTATTCTTGATTTGGAAAATTCCAATTTGCCTTTAGATTATTTTACTTCTGTGTTGCCTCGCGCACAATACGGTGATGAATCTGCTGTTGCTGTTGGTTTTAATAATACCGATGCTTATTTGTCGATTTATGATGCTGCTGACCGTACCAAAGGTCCTCTTTTTAATGGTTCAGCTCATATAGATGATGATTATCTTCAAAAGTCAAATGTTCAATCTACTCCGTCACATGGTGCTTATGCAAACGTTGTTCGTTCTCATGTTACTGCTGATTATCTTGTTGGTTTTAGTGGTAATCTTACTGCCGATTCTTCTATGAAAATTTCTGCTTTGCGTTCTGCTACAGCTTTGCAGAAATATAAGGAGATTCAGAATAGTAACGACCCCGATTTTGCTAATCAAGTTTTGGCTCACTTTGGTATTAAGCCTCAAGTTGATTCTCGTACTTCCGTTTTTATTGGTGGTGATGATAAAACCTTGAGCATTAATCCTCAAGTTAATACTAACTTCGTCGACGGTGGTCTCCCTGATATCAAGGCTATTGGTGTTGGTGATTTGTCTGCTGGCTGTAAGTTTACTTCATCTACTTATGGTATGATTATTGGTATTTATCGTGCTATACCACAGCTTGACTATTCAAATGTGGGTATTGACCGTAATTTGTTTAAGACTGATGCTACCGATTTTCCTATACCAGAATTAGATTCTGTTGGTATGCAAACGCAATATCGTTGTGAATTAAGTGCCCCACTTATTGGTTATTGTACCAAAATTCAGGAGTTTTCTCCTAATTCTTCTTCCTCTATTGATATGTCTCGTACTTATGGTTATGCCCCTCGTTATGCTGAACTTAAAAGTGCTCGTGATTATTTTGAGGGTGGTTTTTGTGGTACTTATAAGACTTGGGTTACCGGTTATGATGAACATTTTTTGACTCTTTGGCGTACTAATCGTAATACAGGTCATATTTCTGATTATGGTGGTATTGATGATTTATTTAAGTGTCGTCCGTCTTTACTTTATCCTATTTTTGTAAATCAGTGGTCGGGTACTGTAAATGATGATAAGTTGTTGATTGGTAGTGTTAATACATGTGTTGCGGTTCGCCCATTCTCTATGTATGGCTTACCTTATTCTAAGTAATTTAAATTGTTTGATTATGAAAGCTAATGATAAAGTAGTTTATGTACCTCCCGTTTATGAGGAAGTACAACATGAAGTTACATCTGTAGATGATAAGAATACTCCTTTGCGTACGTCTTTTCACACCGATATCTCTTTATTGCAGCGTATTGAGACTATGCGTGCCGATGCTCAGACGTTGCGAGAGATTAAGGAATCTTTGCAACCTATGATTGATAACTCTAATTTCCGTGCTCAATTTGAGGAAACTTTTGGCTCTTTGACTGATGATGAGTTAATCAATTCTTGTCCTAGTCGATACACTCAGACTGCTAGCGAAAAGATGAGTTATCTTAAAGAACTTGCTGCTAAGGATAAAGAAGCACGTGAAAAGGCTGCTGCCGCTCTTAAGGATAAAGAGGAAAAAGAAAAGGCTGAAAAAGAAAATGCTGATTTTCAGGCTCGTTTAATTGAACTTTTTAAGTAGTTTTGCCTATGTTGTCTAATATAATTTTAAGGAGTACTGCCGCTTTTGGCGGTGCTCCTTTTCGTTTAGAAAAATGTACTGCTCTTGGTTCTGCTGGTGCTGGTGCTGGTGCTGGTGCAGCCGTTGGTGGTGTTCCTGGTGCTCTCGTTGGTGGTGCTCTTGGTGTTGCTAGTTCATTACTTGGTGGTCTTTTTGGTAAGCATAATACCAGTAAGGTTAACCAGATGAACTATCGTATTATGCAAGAACAGAATCGCTTTAATGCTGAAGAAGCTGAGAAAAATCGTAATTGGCAAGAGTTGATGTATCGTATGTTTGGTACTTCTTCCGCTAAGGCTAACGATATGCGTGCAGCTGGTCTTAATGCTCTTCTTGGAGATGTATCTGCTAGTGGCAATGTAGGAAGTGGTGCTTCTGCATCTGCTGCTGAATCTGCTCAAATGATGCCTACCGATTATTCTTTCGTTGGTGATGCTGCTAATCGTGGTTTGGCTGCTTACAATACTACTCGTTCTGTAGATGCGTCTGTTTCTTTGCAGAAATCTCAAGAGAATGTTAATAAGTCTATTGAGGGTGTTAATATGGCTCAGAAAGGTCTTATGGAATCTCAAACCGATATGCAAAAAATGACCTTTAAGTTTGCTATGGATACTTACCAGAATAGGTTATTACAGGAGCAGTTTAAAGCTGAGTTAGCTAATTGGCAGGGTTTCGATGCTATGTATGATGCTCGACTTAAAGCGTTTAGTTTATATAACGTGATGCCTCAAGAGGTTGAAAAGAATGTTGCTCAAACTATGTCTTTTTATGCATCTGCCTTTCGTGATATTGCTGCAGGTAAATATAC